TGTGCGTATTCTAACTGACCTTGTTGTAGTATTCTTAAATCTCCAGCACTCTGTAAAAATCTAAAAGCAGCTGAAATAGCAAATATATTAGCAGCAAGGGTAGCATACGCAGGCACAAGTCCACCTGTAATGCCCTGCGCCATTTTTGAAAAGTTTTTTGTACCACTTGAAGAAGCTTGAGCAGCTCCTTTTAGCCTACGATCGGCTGAGTGTGCAGAAGTACCTGTTTTATCCAACGAGGTATTCAGTTTATCTATTTGCTTTTTAGTTAGTAGAATTTCCTTACCATCAACTTTAATAGGAATTTTTACTTCGTTTTTCTTTGACATTTATCTTTTTATATTTGCAGAATTTATTCCGCCCTTAGCTTTTGCTTTATTTTTATCTGCCGATCTTTTTCTTTCTAAGTCAGCATTTATTTTCCTAGCGTTTCTTCCTTCTATATGTTTTAGGAAGAATATTATGGATTTTTTATCTTCAACTTCCCACACATCTAGTAGAGTTCCTAAGGATGCCATGTCTTTTCCCATATAAGAACCACTCATACCTTCCCATCTATCGGGGAGTAGTCCATGTATAAGAAATGCCACTTGTACTTCATGAGGATAGTCATTCTGTGCTGGTGGCATATCGTCTAAGTCAGGTTCTTGTTCTAGTTGTTCACACATATTTATATATGCGTCATATTCAAGTTGTCCTTCCTTATACTGTTTATCTAGTAAACCAAGTATTCGTTCTACTTGGTCTTGGTAAAATTTTCTAAATCTCCAGTTGTTTCATTAACCCATGAGTCAAAGTCAGTTGCATTTTTCATTAATGTTTCTGCATTCTCTTGGGTAAACTCTAGTTCATCTTCAGGATCTAAGCTACTGATATCTACTAATAGAAGCTCTTCTAAGTAAGAATACTTTAAGCCTTTCCATCCCTTAATTATTGCTTTTACATACTCAACTAAAAATTTGTTTTCATCTAAACTATCTTCAAAACCTCTTGTTTTTTTATTGAACTTTTGAGTTATAGACTTATTTCTTAATTTAATTAATTCTTCTCTTGCGAGATAACACAGATCTACCTTAAACCCTTCCATTCCTGGAAAGTCTATAGATACTGTTTTACTTGGAGTTAATAAACTCGCTAGTGATACGTTTGGTTTTTTGTTCTGTTCTGTCATTGTTTTTTCCTATAAAAGAGGGAGGGAATGACCCCTCCCCGTTAGTTTAATTACGATAAGTCGTTACCTTTATACTTTATTTCTGCTTCGTAGCTTCCTGCTGTATTGCCAGGATCTATTGATGCTGGTAAAGCGTGGAAGTTAACATCAAGTGATATAATATCTTCCGTAGAATGTGTTGGTACTTCTAAGTGACATTTTGTACAATCAATCTCTACACTTGGAGTATTATTTCCACCAATTTTGAAATTAAGATCAAAGTTATTTGTAATAGTAGTTAAGTCTGCTGATATATCATCGAATAATTCTGCAGATTTAGCTGTGTCATTATTTAAATAACAAGTAAAATTACCACTTACTGATCTTGTTCCTGTAACATTACCTAAAGGCTGATTTACTACTCCTAGAGTTTCTGGAGCTAAGTAAGTAAGGTTATTTTCAAAAGTAATATTACCACCTGTTAATGTTAAGTCATAGGCAGCGTTGTAGGCTCCGCCTGAAGCGTTAGTCATTGCTAAAGTTGTTAATCTATTTCTAATAAAGTTTCCAGTTTCGGTTGTTCCTTCTGTAATTTTTTTTGTAATAGATACTGATGCACTGCTGAACTCTTCGAGTAGTTTACCAAAACCACTCCAATTAATAGTAGCGATACCATCAATATCAAAATCAATTGATGCAGTTGAAGCTGCACAGTTTGAAATCTTGTAAGTTAATTTTGTTCCGCTACCTGCTCCACCCATTTCAAAGTAAAGATCAAACTCTGATAAAGCTGCTCTCTCTGATGCTGTGAAATTTACATCCATTGTAGCCGCTCCGTTTGTTATTGGTGTGGAAGCTCCGCCACCTAAATTTGGTCCTGCCCATGCTGAGGGGGTACTGCCGCTACCTAGTGTAAAAGTTGTTGCCCCTACAAAATATGCCCAGAGTGCTTCTTCTACAGCATGCTGTGGATTGCCCGTAATAGAAGCACTTGGCTCCCATTTAGTAGTCCCTGTTGCTGGATCTGCTCCAAAAGGTCTCATATAAGTTGAAAAACTCCATTCAGCCGGTGCAAAAGAATCAGTGAACATTTGTCTTGCTCTTCTACTCTTCTCACTTGCATCTGCCATCTCATTGAGTGTCACTTCACTCGTATTTGTTGCTTGAGAAAAACTAAAGCCATCTAACACAGGAATTTCCCAACCAACGGTTGTAGATCCTGCTGGAGTTAGATGAACTTTGGTATCTCGACTAAAATAAAATGTATCTGCCATTTTAATTTCTCCTATTTTTATGAAAAGAGCTGTGGCTAAACTTTAGTTTGCCGTGACTGTTTTCTTTTTTAATATCGAACTTGGATAACTATTTCTCCAATGCCCAATGGTTCTAAAACTCCTTCATCAGTATCAATACTTACTACAGTTGTCTGTATTGCTTCTTGATCTCCTGCTAAAGTTGTATAAACTAAAGGATTATTGGTTTCTATTACGGTTTCCACGTCCTCTAATAATTTTTCTAATGCTGTTACAGCGTCTTCCTCGTTAACGTAACATCTTAGTGTTATAGTTAAGAATCTATGCTTAATACCAGCCCCTAAATATTCTCTTGCTTCCCCACCTGCACTTACATGCACAGAAGGAAAATCATCTACTTCGTCCCAAAACTTAATTCTGGGTTCTACATTTGCGATGGAGGTTTGGTATTGTCCTGCCCCATCTACAAGTGCTATTTTGTTTACTAGAGCATTTACGATGGCGCTTCGTCTTGTAGTATAATCTCGTTCTGCCATTATATTCTCCTAGTATTAAATCTTGCTAGTGCTAAATCTTTTGCTACCTCTCGGATAGATCTATCTATCACTCTTCGAGGGTCTCTATTTGTGGAAGCCCATCCGTTTCTTCCTCTTTCCCCTTCTTCAAATACTTGATAAGGATTCTTTTGATAAGTATAGTCTAAAGTAGGTGTTCCTTTCTTTCCTTCTGTAAAGTTTACTACTTTGGCACTAGAAGCGAATCTTCCTGTTCTACTCTCTAGTCCTGGAAGTCCCATATTCTTTTCGACCTCTCCTGGTAACTTCTTATTTATCATGTTTATCATAGCAAGAGGATTTAATCTGTTTGAGGATTTTTGTCTTGTTCCTCTTTTTTGTAAACTTTTTCTTGCTATATGCTTTTTACTAAGTTCTACTCCACTGGTTATTATTGGAGTTACTTTTTGGTACGAAAGCTTTAAAGGTACAGATTTACTTTTTGACTTTGATCTATACTTTTCCTTGTACTTCTGATTTAACTTAACATACTTATTACCTTGAAAACTTGACATTAAAAAATGATTAATCATTTGATTTAAACTTAATGAACTTTCTAAGTTTTCTACCTGATCCGCCATCTCATTTTTTAATAAAGTTATAGCATCTGTTTCTGTATTTTTTAGTTCTCTATTTTCAGTTGCATCTTGAGTAGTAAGTATTAGATCAAATCCTTTTAAAAACTGCTTTTGATCCATATTTGCAGCTTGCTCTAACCTTACACCATATTCTTTAAAGGCTTTACTATAAGACTTTATTATCTTGTCTTTAACTTTTTGGTCAGCATTTTGAAACTCTTTACTGGCTAGAAGATTTGAATATGACCTCATTGTGGAATAACCTGAAGAAGCTACTCCTTCCTGTTTTCCGCCTTCTTCGTGCCCGTGTCCTATTTCTTGGTTGAACCCTCCTGCAAATCTATTTTCGTATTTTCCGCCTTCTGCGAAAACTCCAATAATCCCCGCTTTATTGTCAGTTGAAAATTGCTTGGCAGGCGTTTGTGGCTTGCCTAAATAGTTTTCTTCCCACCCAGTTAGTTTTCTATGTAAGTTATGGGTACTACCAGCTTTACCTTGCGTATAAAATACTTTGGAATGATTGTAACTTCTTACTATAATTGCGTAGTATTTACCGCCATGATGCTGTTTTTTTAGGTTTTCTAAGTATTGAAAATCTTCTTTACTTAGTTTAACTACTGTACCTCTTGAAACACCACTTTTTAATTCTTTACTATACTTAGCTGCTTTTGGTTCTTCGTCGTCTGCAAACTCTTTGCAAAACTTTATAAGTAAATCTGTAAAATATTTCTTATCTAAAACTATTCCGTCTTTGTTTGCAAACTCTCCTTTATCATGCATTCCTTTTAATACTTTTGCATGTAAGTCTACATCAAATCTAAGTATCTGTCCAGGATAGTTTTCTACGTCAACTCTAGTTCCTTCCTTTCCTTTTGTTCTTGTTGCTGTCGCCGTTAGCCCTGGAACAATATGCTTTTGTAAAAACTTACTTAATGCTGGTGAAGACATTATATAATTACTCTATATAAATCTAATACTCTCTTAATATGATCAGGGAAGTCTGTACTTGTAGTAAGACCAGATGTTCCTTGATTCTGTAATGTAGCACCTGCTATAGATCTTCTTTCTTTATGTTCATCTCTTAAATAGTAATTTACTAAATCAAAGAGTGCTAATTTTAAATCTTTTGGAGTCGCACTGTACCCCGCATTGTAGGTTACTTTCACGGCACCTACACCAACTGGAAAATTCTTTTCTCTTCCGCTATCACTTGTTCTCTTAATTGAATCTGCTGTAGAATCAAAATAATATTCATATTTTGCAGTTGTTAAAGCAGTGTAAGACTCTGAATACGCTGTCCTTTCTGCTACTTCGTCGATTGTCACTACTGGACATTCGCTCAATATTACATTACTTGTGTAAGGGTCATTTATGTTAAAGTATTCTACCTTATCTGTACTGTAATAATCTATAAAACTTGTCCCGCAATATTTCTTTGCTAGGTCGCTAACTTGTGGCACTAATATAGCAAGACGCTGGTCATCTTTATTTCCTGTAAGACCCTCCGCGTTTTTATATTCTTGTAATGTTATTAAATCTGCCATAATTAAAAAGTGGGAGTGTTAGGTACACTCCCAAAAACCATTTCCTGTTAAGAATTAATTCTTACGCGTTTTTATACTGGTAAGCCCACTTAGAAGTTGCGCCATCAATAAGATCGGTAAATCCGATTCTTTGTGAAGCCACAAGAACTCTTCTTTGGTTGATTACTTCGTAATCAGACTCAACTGTAACACCTCTTAGTCTAGGTAATACATAGTTGCTTGGGTTAACAGCAATAGCACCGAACTTAGAAACTGCTGGTGTAGCAAATTCGTCACATAATAGTACTCTTGAACCGAATACTTGACCAATTTCACCAGAAAGTTTAGTAGCCATGTCGCCAACAAGTTGTGCGTCTTGGAACTCAGGATCTTCTAGTAGTTCATAGTAAGTTCTTTGTGAAACTATATAAACAACTTCTGATGGATTAACACCATATTTGCCCATATTTTTTCTCATAGCTAGTAAATCCAAAGCTGTAACTGTATCACTTGCAAAAGCAGTAGTTGATGCAGTAAAGTCTGAATCGTTTCTTGCTAAGTGTAGTAAACCTTCAAAAGAAGCTCCACCAGTACCGAAAGCACCCTCAGCATCGTCACCAGCTAAAATAGCATTTTCAATTGCTCTAGCGTGTGATCTAACCATAGACTCTCTAATTAAAGGAAGAATCGGTAAGATTGCATCTTCTTCAGTTTCATTACCTAAGAATGATTGAGAGATAAGTTTCTTAGTTGAAAGAATTCTTTCTTGCATAGTAACACCAGCATCGGCACCATAAGCAGCAGACCTCATATCTAAGTTGTCATTTGCTACAGCAGACCCTGAAGTAAATTCAGCGTAACCACTATCTGGTAAGATTGGTATTATCATGTTTGCAGAATTCATTGCAATCTCTCTAAATAGAGGTGCTAATACTAATTCATTCTGGATGTCTCTTTCGATGTTAGTTGAAACGATTTGTTCAAAATCACCTGTAGAAACTTGAACACCTGAATGAGTGTTAACTTTTTCCATTAAAGATTTTGACATATCACTGTTCCAACCTTTACCAGTCGCTAGACCAGCAAATTTTGCATCAAGAATATCTGATTCAAATTCTTTTTTCCAGTTACCAGTACCACTTCTATCAGAGAAATGTCTTTTAGACTCTCTAATACTCATGATTTCTGATGATTTTTCAGCTAGTTGTGCTTCTAGATTTTTAACAACTGACTCTAAGTTAGAATAGTTATCATTAACTCTAGATTCAACATCATTCATGAGCTTTTCGGCTCCTGTTAATCCAGCTTCAACTATAGTTTTAGTTTTTTCCTGATCGGCTTTTTCGTTAGCTTTTAGAACTTCAGCTTCATCAGTTGCTTTTTGAGCAGCTTCTTCTGCAGCCTTCTGTTCAGCAGCTTTTGACTCAGCTTGCTTCATTGCGATTTCAGCAGCTGTATCAGCAGCTACTTTCTTTGCAAAAGCATCTAAATCGAAATTGCTTTCAGGAGATTGTTTTTCGTTTGACATATTTGTCTCCATGTTATGGGATTCCTCCCTTCTTGGCTGCTCAACATTAACAGCGTCTGCTGATTCTGCTGGGTTAGCCTTGTAAAAAGTTTGCTTGTACTCGTTGTACTGTTCCATACTATCAAATGACTTGCTTAAGCCAAAGGTTGCCCCTTGGTTGCAAGGAACTGATACTACAGAAACTTCAAAAAGCTCTGCGTCCTTTATTTTATATCCATCGGTTTCAGTCATATAATCAGCGTCCTTGACTTTGAAACCGACAGAAAAAGCTCCAAGGACACCGTCTTTAATAAGTTGTGTTACATCACCAGCAGCTTTAGATATCTTTGCAGATATTTCTAAGCCATTGTCTGTAACTTTTAAATCTTTTGCACGACCAATTGGTTTGTCGTAGTTGTGATTGAATAAAATTATTGGATTGTTTTTAAAGTTCTCTAATCCACCTTTTGTCCATGCATCACTTTCAATAATATCTCCAGCTCTGTCAAGTCCGTTTGTACTTGCTGAACCTTTAATATCTATTCCACCGTCATCTGTTTCACCTAATGCTTTAAAAGTACTAGTCCAATGATAAATTTTATTTGACATCTTTCTTCTCCACTTTTTTAGCTGGTGCTTTTTTTACTTCTGGTATAATTACAGGGTATCTTTTGTTTATTACAGCTACAAATCTGTTCCAAGAACCGAAATGTTTTCTTATAATATAGTCCTTAACTGGAACATCCTTACCTTTTCCCTTGTATTCTACTATATTCAAAATGCCGCCTTCTTTAACGAAATATTCTGAAACGGATTTTGCTATCATATCTTTTGTCATAATTATTCTTCCTCGCTTGGGGCAGCCTCTTCAGGTCTACCGCCTTGTTCCGGGTTTGCGGCTGAGCCTGCTATATTTGCAGGTACTCTTGGCTCATCAAATCCGTCTACAGGTTCTTTTCCTAATGCTTCTCTTGCTTCGTTAGCACTTAAAATGCCTGTATTTACAAGAGTAGCATAGTATGCTGCCTGGTCTCTCAATTCTGGTTGTAAAGCAGGAATACCTGTTACATCTTCAGCTAGTGAGTAACCAAAAAATCTTTCTAGTGCGTAATTTAGTTTCTTAACTATTGGTAGTACGGTTTCTAGATAATAAAGTCTATGGTTAGGTCGTATATTTGCATTATTACCACCATCTAATAAAATTGGTGGTATTCCCATAGCTTCTAGTATAATTCTTTCATTTGACTTAATTCCTTCTTGAAAGTCTAACTCTTTAAAGTTAATTTCTGTCAAGTTTTCTACTTCAAGTCCGCCGTCTAAAAATAAAGGTCTTCTACCTCCAGACTTAGGGTTGTACCTAGCAACCCATGCTTGTAACATTCTTTCTTTTATTTTTTCTGAAAGAGTGTTTGGTGATTTTAAGACTAATCCTGGAACTGCTCCATTCTTGAAAAAGTTGTCTTGAAAATCTCTCATGCTTCCTAGTAACTGCATAGTCCTGAAAGCAGGTTTTAATCTTGGTACTCCTCTATATATGGAGTTAAAACTATTCTCTTTAATATGTATAATCTCGCTTGGACTATAATCTATTGAGTTATCATATGAGAATCTTTTTATGTAAGTTTTATCGTCAGTATGGATAGTAACTTTATCTGCTGGAAGATGGTATAAATGAGCCCCATCAAAGTAAATAAAGATGTTTCCATCTATAAGTAAATCGATTATAAGATTCCTTTTAAAGGCGCTTACATCTTGAAAAGGGTTAGGCTCTTTATTAAGTAATAAATCAACTTTAGACTTACGAATATTTTTTACAATATTAGTAGCTCCTAGTACTTTTTCTCCGACTGCAAAAGGTATTTCAGCAACATCATCAACAATCATATTTACTGCTCGATTAACAATTTCTAGTTGTTCATAAGCATTTCTATAATTAGTTACTACTTCCCGAGATTCAACAGTCATTCCTTCATTTCTAGAAACGACGTATTGCGCAGGATTTAGTTTTTCCTCGCTATTTCTTCCTAAGAATCTATCGTACCATGCCATATTTGTCTCTCTGTTTCTCGACCCATCTTTTTTGTTTTTCTGCGTGTATCAATTTGGGTCTTTTGCCATACACTGAATGTAGTTTCATATGGTGACTATGGCAAAGTGTTACTGTATCTTCATAAAGTTCTTTGTAGTGTCCATCGATAAAGGCTTCTCGAATCTCTAGTATTTCTTGCTCGTTGTTAATTATTAATTTTTTCTTTTTTATCCAAGTTTCTAGTAGTTCTGTAAGCCCGTAAAAGTGATGAAAATCTAAGTCACTAGTACTATTACAAATATAACAGTTCGGTGATTTTTTATATTGTGATTTTGCTTTATCTCTAACGTATTTAACTAAATCTCTTTTTAAATTCATTTTTCTACTCTTAATTAGAATTATACCAAAAATACACATCAAGTGTCAAGAACTGTTTTTCAATAGGTATCATTAAAAGGTAGTAATCGAGGTCTCAAATGTATATAAGGCATAACGCATAGCATCAGCCATATGCGATGCCATATTATGTTTGGGTTTCTCTTTCATTAAATTAGGGTTGGGATCCCATTGATACTGGTCTAAAGAAGAAAGAGCTTCTTTACACCCTTGATGTACAATAAGATCATCATTGTCTACTATTCCTGCGACATGACCAATTCCATCAAGCACTGATTTTTTGGCATTAATAGTAGAAATGTCATAATTCTGTGCAAAGTCATATCTTGTTTGTTGAGCTGCAGAGTCAATATAAATGTAGTCAATATCCCATTTATGAATTAATTTTCGAATCTCTACTGCGTGCTGTTCTGTAGTCCTTTCTGAGTTCATATATTCGTCTAGTATATAGTACTTTTTGGCATCCCAATCATAGGCGAATACACAAAATGCTGTAGGATCTTTATACCCTACATCAAGACCTGCAAACACATCCATTGTACTAGTGTCAAACTCGCTTAATTCTGCTATACACTTTTCATGGTTAAATGCCCAGACTTGACCTTCATACACATTAAAGTCTGCCATATATTCTTGGGCAAATTCGTTTGCAGACATTGTTTTTTGAGCTTCTACTATGTCTGACTCTGATACACGAGGGTTTTCATGGTAGGTAGCCTTTATACTGCACCACTCTGGAAACTCTTCGCTATGTCCTCTGTAATAAAACTCTGCAAAATAGTTATTCCTACCCCTTGGAGTAGATATAAATATTGCTTTGGAGTTTTGTTTGTCT